ATCGTGGGCATGGGCGAGCTGGCGCCCTTCGAGCCCCAAAGGGCGACGCCGCCGCGGCCGCGGTTCCGGATGATCCATAGATAAGTCTCCTCCGTCATCGTCATATCCTCGTATTTCGAGCCGCCGCCCGTGTCGATGAGGGCGCGGAAAGGGCGCATAGAGCGGCCCGTGTCGCCGACGGGGTAAGACGTTGCGAAGATCAGCGTCTCCACCTCCTCCCAACTCGCCAGGAAACCATAATGAACCAGCCAACTCCGCCCCTCGCGGGACCATGCCCGCACGACGAACCAGAACCCGGCCTTCTGCACGTCCACGCCGACAGTCAGGGCGACGGCCTCCTCCGGGACGGTTTGCGCGGGAAGCGGACACTTTGCCGCCAGGATCTTCTCGCGATCGGTGGTCGTCACCAGGTTTGTCCAGGGCTCGGCCAGGTGCTTGTTGTGGAAGTCCCGGTCCTTGATGCGGTCCCCGCGTGAGGACAGGAAGGATGCCGCGATCTCGGAGAGCGAAACGAAAGGCGAAATCCAGCTCGGCAAATGGAAGCCGATCTTCATCGGTCTGCGGGCCCGCAGGGCCTCGAAGAGCTTGAGCCCCGAGGCGCGGTCGCGCCAGCCGCCGGCGCGCACGGCCATGTCGCGCTCGTAGTCGTTCCACTGCGCCAGGCAGTGCGGGCACTCGTACCAGGCCAACTTGTCGTTCTCGATGACGGCGGGATCTTCCGAGTGGAGCTTTCCGTCCGTGCCCGGTTCGGCCGCCCGGGGCCACCTGATCTGTTTGAACTCCATCTTCTGGTCGGCATCGCAGGACGGGCAGCGGACCCAGTAGTCGAAGACGAGCTGGGCCTCCGTCGTCATCGCCTTGTTGATGTTTCCTGTCTCCGTCGTCGGGGTGGAGATCTTCCAGATCTTACGGTTGAAACGGTAGGTGATCGTCCGGGCCTCGCCCAGGGAGATGGGGTCGGTCTCTCGCCTGCCCGCCGTGTCGACGTACTTGTCGACCTCGTCGAAGAGCAGGTAGCGGATCGCTTTGTTCGCCAGCCGCGCGGCGCTGCGGGCCCATGCGATATAGATGACCATGTGCTGCAGGTTGATCCGCAGCGACGAGCTGTCGTCGTCCACGCCCGTCATGTGTCCGCGCAGCCTGGGGCTGCCCTTGATCATGGGTTGGATGCGGTCCTGGCTGTTCTCCTTGCCGGTCAGTTCATCCGGGTAGATGCACAGCGCCGGGCCCGGGTCGCGGTCGATCGCGTAGGCCAGGCAGTTCAGAATGGCCTCGGTGCCGCCCACCTGCGGGGCCTTGCAGAGGATGACCGTCTGCACCGTCGGATACCACGAGGCGTCCATGATGCCGGCCAGGTAGGGCGTGACCTCGTTCTTCCACTTGCCCGGCAGGACGGACATCGTGACGTAGCGGTACCGCTCGGCCCATTTGCTGACCGGGATCTTCTTGTGTTTGCGGAAGACTTTCTTTTCGGGCTCTGAAAAGACGACCTTGAGGCGAAGCCGCCCGGAGGCCTGCCGGATGGCCGGCGGCAGCCAGGATGATGCGCGGGATATGTGGATGGCGTGGGGCAACTTATTTTATTCCTCGTTTTACTTCTTCTGTAAAAAATGAATCGTTACGTACATGTCTCCAGAAGGCACATATTGCGTATATCCTGGGCCGCCCTCCCAAGGCTGACTTTCCCTAACAGGATATTCAATATTAAACCCGCGCAAAATTAATTTGCCGCTCTTTATTTCTCTTCTCGCATTTTTAACAAATAGATTAAAGGGTTCTATGGCCTCATCGCCTCGTCTCGTCGCGCTGTTCATGATCATCTCTCCTTAATGCGTTCCTGCTGATCACTTCCCTTTGCCCGTTGTCGATGAACTCGACCAAGGCGCTGTTCGCCGGGCCGCGGTGCAGCACCTTGCAGCGCCGCCCGTGGAGCTGCTCGCGCTTCGGGTTGTTCTTCCAGGCGAAGATGTATGTCGTCCGCTCGCGCTCCATCAATTCCCGATGTTGTCCTCCGTGTTCACCTTGGGCCATCCGTAGGCCTTCACGCCGTCGCGCCCCAACTTCGCCAGGGCCTTGTCGTCGTATCGGCATCCGGGGCCGATCTCCGGCTCCGCGAAGATGCAGCGGGGTTTCCCTGGCCGGACGGGCGGCGTTACGACAACCGGCCCCTGGGTTTCATAAGTCTCAATTTTCGGCAGCGGGCTCTGTTTTACAGGCGCCGGCCTGGTCATATCCAGCAGGATGAATCCGATCGCGATGAGTGCAAGAAAAATCGACAAGGCAAACACGCCTTGATTGATCATTTCCTTTTTCATTATCGTCCCTCCGTTCTGGTTTCGATTTCTTCCTCTTCCCCGTCGATCATCACCTCGAACTCCTTGGTCTGAGCGTAGCTGTTGATGTGCTCGTCGAGGTCTCGGATCATAGTGTTGATCAGCTCGCCAGCCGTTTTCAGATCCCCGCGGGCCATCCGGATCCACTCGGCGACCCCGGACTGAATCCAGTGCTTAAGCCCCGCCTCGAGGATCCCGGCGCGGCCGGCCAGCCAGTTCTCAACCTCCCGGCGATCAATTAATTCCCCGTCAGCTCGGCTATTCTCTCGCTCAATTTTCCTGCGCTTCTCCTTAGCGGTTGCCAGCTCCTCTTCAAGTATCTGTCTCTGGAGCTGGTCCTCGAGCTCCTTGACCTTCTTCCCGGTGGCCTGCTGCTTGAGCCAGGTCTTCGCATATTTGTCGATATCCTTCCGTCGGTAGATTCCATCCGTCCCCGGCGTAAATTTCTTCTCCTTGTGGTGGCGGTAAAGGGTGGGCTTGGACACGCGCCACCCGGTCTCGATCAGATACTCCAGGACGTCGGAGATCTCGTGCAACCCGCGAGATTCCGGGTCTGGTTCCCGGCCGTTCTTCTCGATCTGGTCAAGCAGTTCCCCCAGGGCCTTCTCCGCCGCCTGCCAGTCCTTCAGCCGGGCGGCCGTGGATTCGGCGTTATAGTCCTGGAGACACTTCACGCCGGCATTATAAAGAACTTTCAGCCTCAGCTGATCGTCCTTGCCGGCGATCTCCAGTATCTTGTTGAACCGTGCCTGATCCATGGTTTTCTGTAAGAGAATATTCGCGAGCGATTCGGAGTTGTGGCCAGGCGCTTCCTGATCCCGATTCCCTCCATCGATCATGTTAATGTCGGTTTTTTTCTCCATTTACATGGGACTCCATCTCGTGGTATCGAGCCCATGCGGATGGTAGCGTTTCACGCCCTGTGTGCAAGCACAGGTTCCTTGGGAGTTGGCGCTCCCGGGAATGCTATCCGCTCTTCTCCATCTAGCGGAGGATCTCCGCTTTTCGGCCTGTAAACAGCTCCCAGCGTCTCACAATGACATCGCAGAACTTCTCCGAAAGCTCCATGCCGTAGAACACGCGTCCCGTCTGCTCGGCGGCGATTAGGGTGCTTCCGCTGCCGGAAAACGAATCCAGGACCTTGTCGTCCGGCTTCGAGCTATTGCGGATGCCGCGGGCGCAAAGAGCGATGGGCTTCATCGTGGGATGCTCTTTGTTTTTCGACGGCTTCGGAAATTCCCAGATGTCGCTCTCGATCTTGCATGCCTCGACCCGGACAAGCGGAGCTCCGTCCACGTCCCTGGCCAGTTCATGAATGCCGTACACATCGCCCAGGTTCCGGACTCCGGACCAGTAGTGGCTGCTCCCCTCGAACCATCCGTAGAGAATGGGCTCGTACTGGCGCTGATAATTTGCACGGCCTATGGTGAATTGATTTTTTACCCAGATAATGAACGTCGAGAAGTGACCGCCGCAATCCGCGAAGGCCTTTTGCAGCGTGTTCAACTCGCTGCTCGACATACAGATATAGACGTCCCCCGTAACGAAGGGCCGGAAAGCGGCAATCGCGGCGAGGAGAAAATCATAGAACCCTTCGTCGGTTGTAAAGTGATCGTTAAGAATGGTCCTGCCGGTGTTTTCCTTCGACACTCTCGCGCGCAGCTTGTCCTTCATCGAAGACCCGTAGTTGACGTTATAAGGCGGGTCCGTGAAGATCATTTCGGCGCGTGATCCGTCCATGAGTTTTTCCAGGTCCGCCGGCTGTGTAGAATCCCCACACATGAGCCGGTGGCGACCGAGAATATAAACATCGCCCCGCCTCGTCGACGGGGTTGCAATTTTGTCCACCTCCGCGTCGGCATCAAAATCGTCCTCCTGGATGTCACGGCCCAGGAGCCTCTCGATCTCGGCCTGGTCGAATCCGGTTAACGTGATATCCAGCTGGAGCGCCTCCAGATCAATAATTAGATCCTTGAGGCGCGGCATGTCCCAGTCTCCCCTGATATTGTTCAGGGCGATATTGAGTATCTTTTCCCTCTCTTCCGGAAGGTCAACGACCGACACTTCCGCCCGCGTCACGCCGAGCTCGAGCAGGATCTCGACCCGCTGATGTCCACCCACGATGTTTCCCGTTCGTCGATTCCAGATGATGGGATCGATGTATCCGAACTGCTCGATCGATCTTCTCAACTTCTCAAAAGCGGGATCGCCGGGCTTGAGCTTCTTCCTGGGATGATACGGGGCCCGCGAGATGACCGCCAAATCCGCAATCTCAATCTTCATGTCCCGCTCTCCATTGCTGCATTAAATTTTCCCATCCGATCTCGCCGGCCGTGGGGCCGAGCAGGTAGTCGCGGACCTGTGGCTCCCGGAAGACGAGGTGATTGATTCGCCCGCCGACGTAGCGGCCGTCGCGCAGGACCGTGTAGCGGCCAGGCGTATTGATGATCCGGACGAGCGGATTCTTGCGCAGCAGCTCGCGCAGCTCGAGGAGCAGCGGCGGCGGCTGGCTGCTTTCTGCCTCTTCGCTTTGCGGCTCCAGCGCGAATGG